AAATTATTTTATTTATAATATATTGTATAAAAATATCTACTGACGATTTAGAAAGGAGATAAAAAATGAAACCTATAATATATGAACACAAAGGATATAGTGGAAGAACTTATAAAAATTATAACTGTGGAAAATGTAAATGTCTATTAGCTAATAATAAAGAAAGTTTACCAAATTTTTGTTCTAATTGTGGTGAAAAAGTAGATAAATAATTAATAAAATTTAAAAAAATGAGGGAAAATAAAAAAGATAATGAAAAGACAATTTAAAAAACTAGAAAAGTAAAGGTTTGATAAATAATGAAACTTTATATACTTAAAAATCCTAATAAAAGAATTATTGCTATATCAGAAGATAAGAATTTTATTATTAGATATATTCTTTTAAAGAAATATAATGAATTTAATATTGAAAAAGAATCTAATAAGAAAGAAATAATGAGACTAATTAATACATTTAGTAATTTAGTTTTAAATGAATATGAAGAATATATACTTACATCTGAAGAGTTATATGTTATTAATAATACAGTAGATGAATTTACATGTAAAATAACTGATAGTATAAATAATCTTTTATTAATAAAAGATTATTTATCATTATCTAATAAAGATAAAGATAATATTGATAAAGTACTTAAATTATTAATAAAAATAAACAAACCAAAAAGACTTAATATTCTTTTAAATATTAAAGAATTCATAATGTCTATTTTTAATACTAATTTATCAGATTTATTTAAAAATTACTAATATAGTAATTTTTAATTTTTTTGATAACTATATTATAATTATTTTTTTCCAAAAAAGGAGATAAAAAATGAAAGGTAAATTAATTGTTATTGAAGGTGTAGATGGGTCAGGAAAAGAAACCCAATCTAAATTATTAACTAATTTATTAAATTCTTTATCAGTTGAAACTAAATTATTATCATTTCCAAATTATAATGATTATTCATCTTATTTAGTTAATAAATATTTATCAGGTGAATTTATAAAAAATAATAATTTAGATGTGTTAAGTTATATAAAACAAATATCAAGTTTTTATAGTGTGGATAGAGTTTATACTTTATTTAATAAGAAAAGTGATATTAAGAGTTATTATGAAAGATTATTAGATGGTTTAAATATAATTTGTGATAGATATACAACTTCTAATATATTACATATGTCAGCTAATTTACAATTAAATGATAATGGAAAAGATATATATTCATATGTTGACTGGATACAATTTATGGAATATAGTATGTTTAAATTACCAAAACCAGATTTAGTTATATTTTTAGATGTTAACATTAGAAATGTTATACAAAATTTAGAAAATCGTAGTAATCAGAATATAAATGATATAAATGATATTCATGAAAAGAAAAATCATCAATACTCTGTAAATAGAATAAAATATAGTATTATTCCTTTATGTGGATGGGAGAGAATTGATTGTATGTCTGAAAATAATAGATATGAAATGTTGAGTAAAGAAGAAATAACTGAAAAAATTATTCAAGTTATTAATAAAAAATTTAATGTTAATTATACAAGTTATATCCATGATATTAAAATCACTTAAATAATAAAATGGGAAAAATACTAATTGATAATGGAGGGGAATAAATAATGGGACTTACTTCTACTTTTTTCCTAAAAACAAAATGTCAAAATTGTGAATTTTTTAAAACACGTCAATGTCCAGGAATTTTTATTGGTAAAAAAGGTGAGATTTTTAATGAATCTATAGGAATAAAATGTTTATTAGAAAATACATTACATGAAGAATGTGAAAAGTGTTATCAATTACATCAAATGGATTGTGCTGGTATTCATAAACCAAGAGAATTAGATTGTTTTTTACATCGAAAAGAAAGTAGTTTAATAGAATTAAAATATAGTAAATATATGGAACGAACATACAAATTATCTACAAATTCCACATGTTTAAGTAGAAAAGTGGGTTGTGTTATTGTAAAAAATGATAAGATTATTGCAGAATCCTATAATTACACTATTAATTGTAAAGATGTATGTAGAAGAAAAAAAGAAAATATACCTTCTGGTAGTAGATCAGATATTTGTAATTCAATACATGCTGAATTTCAAGCTTTAGATAAAGCTGGTGATAATGCACATGGTGCCGACCTGTTTGTTAATTGTTCACCATGTTTTTTATGTGCTAAAATAATTATTCATAAAGGTATTAAAAGAGTGATATATGATGAACTTTATAATGATATTGAAGCTATTAATTTATTAAAAGATACAGGTATTGAATTGATTCAAATTAAAGAATTAATTAAGTTGGAACAACAAAAGATGGAAGATAAAAATAAAATGAATTTACATGAATCAGAACCTAACTGGTGTGAAAAACAACGTATTGATACATTAGAACAATTTGCTGAAATTAATAGAAAAAAGGGTATTAAAGAGGAGAAAGAAAGAATTATTCAGTTATTACAAGATAAGAAATTCTTCTGTCAAGTAAAAGATATTGACAAGTATAAAATATATAGTGATCTTATTAGATTTATAAATGGTGATATCGTAGAAAACAAAATTGGTAATACACTTATTTTAGTCGATATAAAAGAAAATTTATCTGATTTAGCTCATCGAATGTGGTCAGGTTGGATGGAATATTTATTTAGTAAATGTATTACAAATGAAAATGGTTCACTCACTATACCTCAAGAATTTGTTGAAAGATGGTCTAGACAAATAGACACCTGTTATAAAGATTTAAGTGAAGAAGAAAAAAATAGTGATAGAATTGAAGCAGAAAGAATTATTACAATTTTAAAAGATATTTAACTAATTAGTTAAATAAAATAAAAAAATAAAAAGGGGATATGAAAAAATGGAAATTACTGTTGTAAGTACAAGTGGATTGATGGATATTAAAAATTTGGTGGTTAAAAATAAACTTAAACTATGTATGTCTGAATTACGTGAATTATTAAAATTTACAAATATTTTTTTTATATTAGAAGGAATTAATAGGGTACAAAGTACTCTAATATGTGAATGTAAAGATTCATATGTACAACAAAGTCAACGATATGTTCAAATGAATTCAAATGCTTATACTAAAATGGAAGGGTTGGATGAAAAAGATATTAATAAAGCCCATTCATTAATAGAAAAGTGTTTTACTTTATATTCAAAAATGAGTGAAACTAAAGAAGGTTGTAAAGGTAGACCTAAAATAGAAGATTTTAAATATGCAATTAATTTTGAAGATGCCAGGTATATTTTACCTCTAGCAACTAAAACCAATATCAGTATTTCATTAACAGGCGATAAATTAATTGATATGTTATTTTACCTTGCTGAATACAAATATATTAATGACGAATTAATTAATCTAATAATAAATAAATTATCTTTAAATTATTTTGGTATAACAATCGATAGTTTTAAGAAAGAGCAAACATATAATTCAAAATTACTCGAATCATATAAATTTAATCTCTTTAATACTATTGAAAATACTGGTGAATGTGTATTATTAAATTCACATATGTTTGCTAATGAAAATGTTGGTTTAGCGGCAATTACAAGTACTGAACAATCACCAACAGAATCATATATAGATAAATATAATAATAGTCAAGATGAATTAGTTGGTGTTATAGAAAGGGTTCTTGGTTATGGTCATAAAGGAATAGCAGAACATTGTAGAAATTCTTTCTTATTGTCATGTAGTCTTTCATCATATCATCAGCAGATAAGACATAGAATTCCAACTATAATAAGAGAAGATTTATTTGATATTATTGTTTTAAATAATAGGGAAGTTTATATTCCTGAATCGATTAAAAATTCAATTTTCATCGATGAATATATTGATTTAATTTCTAGAATTAAAAAATTTAGGTTAGAATTACTTAGTAGAAAAGGTAGATATACTTTAGTATTACCTTTATTATTAAATTGTGATATGGTAAAATATTTTATTAGTAATAATGCAAGAGCTGATGTTGAAATGTTGAAAGATAGATTATGTATGACAGCTCAAACCGAAATAAGAGAAAACTCAACCAAGAAAGTTATTCAATTGAAAAAAATATCAAAAGTATTATTTGAAGAGGCCGAACCCCCTTGTGTTAAAGGTAAGTGTAAAGAGGGTGATTTAACATGTGGAAAAACTAAAGAAGTAAAAGAAAAGTTTACTAATCTTTATTAAAAAATAAATTAAAAAAGGGGATAATAAAATGGAAAAACTTATTTGTGGGTTAAAAATGAATAAAAATACAGAAATTTATCATGAAGATAAAAAGGATATGGTTTTTAATAATATTCATCATTTCCAAATTAAAGAAGCCAGTTATATTAGAGAATCAAACAATATCTTATCATCAATTACTTTTCAGCAAGGTCCAGTAAAAGAAAATGGGCTTAGTGGTATTTTTGATGAAGATTTGTTATCTATACTTATTTGTAGATTAGAACATTATCAACAAAGTGAATATAGATGTAGAGAAACTGCTGTTGCTTTAACTAAATTGGAAGAAGCTTTTTTATGGTTAAATAAACGAACTATTGAAAGAACTAATAGACAAGTTGAAGGAACAAGTGAAAAATAAAAATATACATTAACAATTAATTAAAAGGAGGGTTTTATATTATGGAAAATATTCAAGTATTATTTACTAATTTAATTATATCAATTCTAACTATAATTGTTACAGCACTAACAGCACAGTTTTCTTCATTTATAAATACAAAAATTAAAGATGTAAAAGAGAAAACTAATAGTGAAAAAGTTAATAAATATATTAACTTAGCATTAGAAACAATTCGTAAAGTTGTAATATGTTTAAATCAAACTACTACTGAGAAATTAAAAAATATTTCTTCTGATGGGAAGATAAGAAAGTTAACAGAAGAAGAGATAATTAATCTCAGAGAATTAGCAACTCAAAAAGTTTTAAATACATTATCAACAGAAGTTACAGAATACTTATCAACGGCATATGGTGATGTAGAAGAATGGATACAACTTCATATTGAAAATTATGTTGTTGAAGAAAAATTATCTAAAAATTTAAAGAAGAAAAAAGAAGTTGGTTTTATTAAATAAAAGGAGTATAAAAAAGAAGGTAAAGAATAAAATCTTTACCTTCTTTATTTATATATTATTAAATAGAAGATAAAAAATATAAAGGAGAAATTTATATGTCAGATTGTAATTTAAAAGATTTAATTAAAAAAGCAAGTGATACACATTCAGAAATTAAAAAAATAAATATACTTGATACAAGTGAAAAAGAATTCAGTATATTAAAAAGAATAACTAAAATACAAATAGAATTATCGGAATCTTTTATTAAAAATTATATAACATCTTTAATACGAAGTGATGTAAATTATGGTTTTATACCATTATATTCGAATCATCCCTATTTAGAAGGTAATTCTATTAAACCAGGGGCATTCTTTATAGATGTTACAAAATTGGTTAAAAAATATTTTGTAATTAAAGAATGTAATAGATTTGTTAAAGATGAACTAGGGAAGATTAATATATATGATAATAGTACTAGTTTTAAAGATTCATTTTATTATCCTATTAAATCTAATGATATACTAAATTTAATGGATTTTTTAGAAGATGAAGGAATTTATTTATTATTATATTTAAATTATTCATATACTAGAGGATTTACTCCTAATATATCTAATATTATCGCCATATGGTTTGATGAATTGAAAGATATAATTAATACAAATTTGAAATTTGATATTGCTCCAGTTGGATATAGAACCCCTGGTATTAAATCAGAGACATGGGATAATATATTTAGTAGGAGGTTTCAATCTAAATGTTCAGAAAATTGTCCGACATATAATTTAGATTCATATATGAATTTAAATAATGCTAAAAAGATACTTAAAAAAGCAAAACCTGAATTAGAAGATTATGTTAATTTTATAAATGAATCAACCTTAAACCTTGAGAATATTGAAAAAGTCCCAACAAGTTCTTGGGGATATACAAATGTTGTTTGTCGTTCAGAATTAGTTATACCAAAAGTGTTATACTCAGCAAAAATGAGATACTAAATATAATATAAAAGGAGACTAGTAAATAATGAGTAATGTTCAATCATTTACTGATAAGGATTTAGATGGTGTTGGTTGTGGAGTAGTCATTGAAACATTTGAAGAAGCAATAGGTAATAAGATATATACTCGATTTGTAGATAGAACCAAAATAGGAACAATAGTTCAGGATTTTTTAAATAATCATGCTGATAAGTTTGATAAATTAATTATTACTGATATGGGTGTTCCACTAGAAACAGCTAAAATTATAGATTTATATATAAGTAATAGACCTGATTTTGAAGTAGTTTTAAGAGATCATCATGATACAAATATGTTTTTAAATCGATATTCCTGGGCTGAGGTAATAAGTGAAAGGTTTGGTAGATTAACATCAGGAACTGAATTAATAAGTGAATATTATAACAAAAGTATAGATGATAATTCATTATTTAGTAAATTTTATTGGAAATTGTATAAATTTATAGAGCTTGTAACCGAATATGACACCTATAGGTGGTATAAGGATAAAAATTTTGAAGCATATGATTTAAGCATAGCTTGCAGTTTATTAGGATTAGAACTCTTTAAAAATACTATGAAAACTAGTATTAAAAAAGGGGAAGATTTAATTAATCCAGAGTTACAAATATTAGTAAATAGAATAAGACAGAAAGAGGGAACATTTATTGAAAAGAAATTGGAAAAAGTATATATAAATGAAATCAAGGGTTATAAAGCCGGTATTGTATTTATTGATTCATTTACAGGTTTTATTAGTATTTTAGGTAACAAGATATGTGAAAATTATCCTGAAGTTGACATGGCACTAATGATTGATTTAACATCTGGTAAAGTTGATTTAAGAGGTAATAAGAATGATATTCATTTAGGTAAATGGGCTGAGAAACATTTCGGTGGTGGAGGACATGCTAAAGCTGCTGGATTTACAATAAAAAATGATAAAGTTTTTACTAATATACTTGGTATAATACAAAAGTATCTAAATAGTTAAAAATTATATAATATAAAACGATATAGTAATTAAATTACTATATCGTTTTATTATTTAGTTTTAGGGGGAATATGAATGAATGATGAAAGAGATAAATTATTTATTATAGATGAATTTGTTAGTAAACTAGAAGGTACATATAAAAATTTTAGATATTTCACTAAGTTTTTTATGACTGATATTGAAAACAAAGAACTTAATGATATAATAGATAAATATCTAAAAAAAATGAAAAAAAGTAAATCTATTAAAGAAATGGATAAATATCTAAAAGTTAAAAAAGCGATAAAACGAGAAATAAAGAGAAAGAGGTGATAATTTGTTTATATATTTTATTCTTAATAAAAAAGGGAAATTTCTAGGATTTACTACTGATAAAAAGTTATTAGATTTATTTCTATATAAAAGAGGAGAGAAAAATTATAAAATAAAGAAGGTTAAAAAAAATAAATTAAATAAATCTTTTTTAAATCAATTAGAAGTAAGTTTTTCTGAATATGAACTTTTATGTTATGATGACAATATACCAGTTTTTGATTATGAGGAAACGAGATTTGCAGAATCACTACATCAATTTTTTATAGATTTAGAAATTTCAATTACTGATTTAAAAGAAGCCATTAAATTTTTTAGATTTAGTAGTGATGAAGAGAAAAAAATAAAAAATAGTATTGAAAAATATTTAGATATCATTAAAATAATAAAAGATGAAGATTATGGTATAACAGAAAGTGAATTTACTTATATTGATAGAGAAAAAATGATAGCTGAGTATATTAGAAGACATTCATAATATTTTTTATCACTCCACCTTATTCTTTAACAATTAAATAAAGAATATAAGAAATGGAGTGATAAAAAAATGAGGCTACCTAAGATTGATAATTACGAAAATAAGAATAAAATTGAATATGTTAAAATAAACGAATTACCAACATTAACTCGTAATGTTATTATTATGAATGAAAAAGATAAAATTAAACTTATAAAAACTATTGAAAGAATAGTTCGAAGTTCAATTGAATATAAACAATATGTACAATATTTAAGAGATGAAATTGATATGACTCTATGCTCTTTTTTTAATAATATTAGTAATAAAGATAATAAGAGGGTTTCTATTGAAATCCATCATGAACCATTCACTTTATTTGATTTAACACAAATAGTGTTAGAAAAGTGGATTAATGAAGAAAAAGATATAAATCCTTTATTAATAGCAGAGGAAATTGTATTACTTCACTATAAAAATACTGTTGGATTAATACCTTTATGTATTACAGTTCATAAGTTAGTTCATAATGGTAAGATATTTATACCATTACAAAATCTATTTGGAAACTTTGTTTCCTTTATTGAAGAATATGAAAAATTTATAAGTAAAGATTTATTATCATTACTTGAAGAAAAATTTAGAATATCAAAAGAACTTGCTGAACCTGATATGAGTGTTTTAGAGAAGAAATATATTTATTTAGAAATAAAGGGATTTACTTTCCCTCAAATTATTGAAGAAAATGTATAAAATAAAATAATTTCCTTCCTAGAAGAGCCCGTTTCTTCTAGGAAGGAATATTTAAATAGGAGGTAGGGATGAAGTAATGAAAGTATCTTAATCCAGTATCCATTATATATTTGTTTAAAAAAATATAAAATAAATAGAAAAAAATAGAGGGATACAAATGAAAATATTAATATTTACAGATGGTGGAGGTTTTAAAAAAAGTAATAAAAAATTTACAGCAGTTTCATCATATAGAATATTTAAAGATGATGAATTATTAATTAATAATGAAATAATTACTGAAGATAAAACTAATAATTTTGCTGAAATATATGCTATACAAAAATCTTTAGAAATAGTTAATAAATATCTAAAAGTGAGTAAAAATAATGATTATAGTATTGAATTATATACAGATTCTTTATTATGTTTAAAATCATTAACAGAATGGATTTATAATTGGTTGAAAACTTCTGTTGACGGTATACTATATACATCTAAAGGTTCAATAGTAGCTAATCAAGAATGTATTATTAAAGCTTTTAAATTATTAAATAAATTAAAAAGAGTGAAAATATTTCATATTAATTCACATATGCCGATGTATAAAACACATCAACAACATAAATATTTTAATAAATTTAATAAATGTAATATTAGCTATGAAAAATTTTTAGGGGTTTATTTAAATAATAAAGAATGTGATAGAGCAATTAAAGAAGCTTATGAAAAGTATAAAAATAATAAAGAGGGAACACATAAATAATATAAAAATAGAATGAGGGAGTTGGAATAAATGACAAAAAAAAGAGGTTCAATAATACCGTCAGATTATGAGCAAAATAAGAGTATTGATTTACTCACATATGAATTATATAATTATCCATTAGATTCATTTAAATATTTACAAACTAAATTAAAAATTGAGAATTTATTACGACAAGAGTCCAAATATTTAGAAGAAATAATTTGTATACCCAGTAAGTTTAATATAGAATCTATGAATGACACTAAAAATTATAATCGTTACGATGAAATAAGGAGGGTAAACTCTTTAGTTAGTTTAGTTCATCCAGATAATGGCTTATCACTTCAATCTAAAGAATATGATGAAGACGGTAATATTATAACTAAAGTTTTTACCAATGAAAATAAACCTCTATTTAAAAAAGATAAAACTTTTTTAGAAGATGATGATTTTATTATAATCCCAAGATTTGAAGCTGAATATAATTCACGATATAAACAATTGGTTGTAGCCTGTTATATAACTGATAATAAGAATATTCTTCTTTTAGAATCACTTCAGGGTAGAATGAGTGGTAAAATAACTATGATTCAAGGTCATGTTTCATTTACACGTTCTTGTTATCTTAAAAATCAATTTACAATATTAAGAGAGAATCTTATGAGAGAAATAGAAGAAGAACTGATATTTAAAGATGGTATTACTTTACCAGTACCATTACTACCAAACTTCACATACAACGGATATATAACATTGTCTGAAAGTGAACATTTTGGTTTATTATATCAAATACATGTTCCTAGTATTAATGATATTATAGATAAGATTCAAACTGGGGAACCAGATAAACATAAATTGGTTCTATTAGAAATTAATAATGACTTATTAAATAAACCTAATTTAGATACATGGGTTAAATTAGTTATAGATAATATTTTAACTCTTAAGAATCAATATGCACCGATGATGATATAAGAACTATTAAATTAGACACTAGAGTTGAATTTATCTCTAGTGTCTAATTTAATAATCTAATTATTTAAATATATATTATTATAATATAAATAAGAACTTTTATGTGGGAGTGTGAGGGTGGAATGAAAATTTCAGTTAATGATAACTCATTTTTATTTGAGGTATTTGTAAATGATTTTGGAGATAATTATCATAGAGGTTCTTCTGAACCTTCTACAGAATTGGAAAGACAAGCTAAAAAAATTAGGAGGAGATATAAAAATATAAGTGATTATATGTCATCATTATTAATATATGATGAATATATGAATAAATTAGCTGAAAAACATGGTAATGAGCAATTACTAAAAATTAAGATAAAGAATGATATGGTTGATGACTTTATCCCAGCTAAACCTAGGATGCGAAATAATAATACTAATAAATTTTTATTAAAAAATAAAATTCTTTTAAGTAAAACTAAGAATCTTTATCCTGATGAAGAAGTTATTGATAAACTATTACAAATATTACCTAAAGATGAAAGAGATTTTACACATTATAAAACAATGAATAAGGATATTTCAGGGATTATTAAAGATGGTATTCAAACAAAAATTCCAGATAAAAAGTTAAAATCAATACATACCTTAGATTTAATGGCTGAATTCTTTGAAACTAAAAATAAATTAAAAGAATCTAAAATAGAGGAATATCATCCTAGTATGAAAGATGTACTAAGTGGTAAATATCTTGATAAAATACAAGATACTACTGACCAAGATGAAATTATTCATTATAATGGAAGATTCGTTAATAGAGAAACAGCTGAAGAACTAAACGTTTATCAAAATCTTAATAATATAGGATGGAATTCTATTAAAATTATGAAGGAAAAAGGTATTAGTAAAAGAGCCACAAAATTAATACGTGACAAAGATAAAGAAGAAAAGAAGAGAAAGAAAAAAAATAAAAAAAATGATAATTTTATGACCAGAGTTATAACTGATAATAATTATAATAGTTTTGAAGATTTTCAAGAAGATATGTTAAACTTTACATCTGGTAATTTAGGTTCGAATGATTAGATCGAACCTGTAAAAAATATTCTTTTAGGGGTTGGATATTTAATGACAAAAAAAATGATTAGAAGCAGAATTTTAGAACACTTTAAAAAAGACTTATTAATAGATTTATATAATGTGTGTAAATCCATTGATATATCAGATAATAATTATAAAACTGATATGATGATAGCAGTATTAAACAAACATGAATTAGACTATGTAGAATTAGGACCAGGAACAAATCGTTTAGCTATTTTAATAGATAATTATGTTTTTAAAATAGCTTTAGATAAATGGGGTATACAAGACAATTTGAATGAATTTACTATGTCAGATGAATTACAACCCTATGTGATTAAAGTCTATGAAACTAATGAACTTATATTAGCATGTGAATATATCACTGTTATAAGTAAAGAAGAATTCATAGAACAAAAAGAAAACCTTCAAGCAATTTTAGCAATTTTAGCAGAATCCTATTTATTAGGAGATGTTGGAACTGTACCAAGAAATTATTTAAATTGGGGGTATAGAGATAATGGTGACTTAGTAATACTTGATTTTGCATACATTTATCGTATAAATGGAGATGAATTACTATGTTCCGCTTGTGGGCAATTTGTTGAATATGATACTAATTTTCATGATTTAAAATGTCCTAAATGTAATAAAAAATATACCTTTATTGATTTAAGAAAGAAAATTTCTATGGAAATTGAAAGAAATGAAAATTATATCGCCAAACAAATGGCGTTTAAATTAACTAAACCTCTAATGGAAGTAGAAACTAATTCTATGGAGGAAGTTATATCAAACAAACAAAAGGAGGAAAATGATATGAAAAAGGATAGATTTTTAAATACTAATGATTTTAATCCTGATGAAGCTAAAGATAAGTACTTGGAGGCATTAGAGTCTCTTCCAATTATTAAGACTGGTAATATTGGAACTGTTCCATTAAGAGATAAATTTATATTACCCTTAGTAGAAGATGGCTTTCAAGTATCATGGGGTGAATCAGATGAAAATTCTGATATGAAGAATTATGCGGAAGAATTTACAACAGAGGATTTAGTTTTATTAGAATATTTAAAAGTTTCAATTGATGAATTATTCTTTATTTCAGCTGAAGCTAAAGATAAGTATTTAAACAGACTAAGAGGTAATTTAAATGAAGAAGAAAAAGATTATTTAAATCAACATACTAAGTGTAGTATTCTTGGTGTACCTGAGGATATAATTTTTGCAGAAGAAGTTGATTCTAAGGAAACCGAAACCACTTTAACTGAAGAACAATTAAGAATGTTAAAAAATCTTAAAACAACATTGTCAGATGTAATAGAGAATAATATTTCTGATGATGGTAAAGAAAAATTAACTAAAGAACAACTGGAATTATTAACTAAACAACTACAAGAAACTATGAAAAATGTATCTTTTGACTTTGATTCAGATGATATTGTTAGAGAAAGAATTTTAGAAATATTGGAATCTGTTGGGGGATTAGGTGAACAAATAATTATTAATATTAACACTTCGGACCAACTTGAAATAAATAGTGGTATAGTTACAATAAAGGAAAAAGAAACTCGTGAAATTATTAAACAATTTCCTCTATATATCCCCCAAGAACCTAAACATTGTGATATAAAAATAGATTTATCATTTCTTAATAAAAATCCAGAAGATTTAAATAAAGCATATGAGGGTAGGAATGTGGAAGTGTTAGTAACAGATGTATCTACTTGTCATTCTGATAATGATTCATTATCTATTAATATTTTTAATCCAACTGAACAAGGTGTATCAATACCTCAAAATAAAACTGAAGATGAATCAAACATAGAACAAAATAAAAATGAAATAGAAGATATGATTATATTAGAAGAATTAAAAGAGCGTGGTTTTGATTCTAAGGATGACTCAGAATTTATACCATCTTCTGAAGTATTCTCTACTGATGACTTAAATACAGAACAAGAAAATACAACATTAGAAGTTCATGATTTAGGTTCGGGTGTAACAGTTCTAACAGAAAGTATATCTTCATCTGAACAGGTCGATGATGAAGAAGAAAGTGAAGATATGAAAAAATTAAGAGAAGAACTGGGATTAAATTGATGATTAATAAAAGGGGATATGAAATTATGGGTTGTATAATTAGAATTGATTCAGAGAAATTTATTGGGGATTTCTTAAAAAATTTTGACCCCAATAAATTTCAATTTTTATTAATATCGAAAGATATTACAACCAAAGGAAAGAAAGGAAAGTATTCTAATGTAATGGCTATTAAAGCATTAATTCCACCACCTCATATCGCATCAGTTTTTATAAATGATGGTATGACAAAAACATATAAAAAGAAGTATTTAGAGTATCTTAAAAAAGATGATAATAACTTACTAGTTTCAACCATCATCAAAGGTGCTATTAATAATATGAATATTGTTTTATTATGTTCTAAGTCTGAAGATGAATTCGGATATCTTAAATTGTTATGTGAATTCATTGAGGATATTTATAATATGAAAACCTATTCATATAAAAAGTTTAAAAAAGAACCGGATAAAGCTACTAAGATATCAAATAAAGATCAGGTTATTGGTAATTTAACAAATATTATTAATAAATTAAAACCATCTGATATAATGTCACCTGATGTGAATAAAGAAAAACTTATTAAAAGGTTGAAAGGAATGGACAGGGAAGATTTATATAAGTATTGTAAAACAAATGGGATAAAAGTTGATAAGACATATAATAAGAAGGAACTTATTAAGTGTATAGTAAAATCAATCTGTTGATTTAAAACATAGACCTTAGTAGAAATACTAAGGTCTATTAATATATTAGAAAACTACTTTTATACTAACAAATTATTAAAAATTTATTTTTTTAAGGATGATAAAAATGACTCAGAATAATAGTTTGTTATTTAAGAAACATTTCTATTTAAATAAAAATATTGATTATTTAATTTCGAATGAAATAATTGAATATGATATTAAATTAGCTGGATTTAATATTATAAAGAAATATAATCTTTTAGATTCTAATAAGATAAAATATTTAGAAACTTTAGATAGAAAACAAAAACAAGTGCAAATAGGTTTATATATGAGAAAAGATAAAGAATTATTTAAAATTTTAAATCAAAAATTTATTGAAGTGAGGGAATGGTTTTTTAATAATAATAATATTAAAGATGATGATGTTTTATCTATAAAGAAGGATGCTATTGTAGTAACTAAAAGATGTATTGTTACAGAATTAGATAATATTTCTTTTATTGAGAAGAATGTTTATAGCTCATATTATTATTTAAATGATAATGAATTTTATTATAATAAAAATAATATTGTTGTAAAAGGGATATCTGATAGTACTTTAGAATGTCATAAAAAATATATGTTAGATTTTTTACATACATTTTTTAAAATGAATGAAATATCTAAAAGAAAAAGGGTAATAGAATTTCTAAAAGATTTTATCGATTATTATAAAAGAAGAAAACTATGTATTGAATATTACAGAGAATTAAATACACAATCATTATTTAGATTAAAAAATTTAAAATATAATAAAGAAATAATTGGAGTTATAGATATAGCTTATGTTGATGAAATAGATATTAATTATAATTTTATACATTATTTAGTTCCTTTAATAAGTATCTTAATTTAGAGGGTTTATTTTTTTTGTCTGTATCTAAAGGAAATGTTATGGTTGATGAAAATATATTAGATAAAAAAATTAAAAATCTTAATGATGAATGATGAAACATTGGGAGAAATTGAACATATACTGATTGAAAAAGTTTGTAAACTTCTACTATTTAATAAAAATGATGAGTTGTTATGTTTAAAAACTTATAATAAAAGAAAACAAGAACTAAAAAAAATAATTTATCATATTGATAAATTGATTAAATAAAAATAAATAAGTTAATTAAAAAAAGGAGTTGTTTATTTTGTTAGAAAAAGAAATAAAAGTTTTTAATCTTGGTACTGCTGAGGAAATAGAAAAAATACTAATTGAGAAAGGAGCTAAACTTGTTAAGTTTGAAGAGCAACAAAATATTATTTATAACTTTAAAAATAAAATGATTAGATTGAGAAAAAGGTTTCCACTTAATGAAGAAAGAAAATATAGAAAACCTCCCATTTTAGAGTATACAATAAAAACTAATACTGAGATTACTGAAACACATAGAATTGATTCTGAAAGAACTATTAATATAAGTTTAGATGTATTTGAAAAACTTTTATCTAATTATAAAAAAGAAAAATCAATTTATATCCCTGTTTTAGTTGGAAATAAATTAAGAAAAAGTTTTAAGTTAAATAATTTTTTGTATGAAATAGATGTATGGAATAGATTTATTTGTCCTTATACTTATTTGGAGATAGAGGCACTAGAACCACAAGATGAACTAATAGATGGTATAAAACAAATATTAACAGAAGAACAAATTAATTCAATTATTACAACTACTTTAGGTATTGGTCAAATATATAAATATTATCATAATGCTAATAATTTCTTTGACTTATTTACTAAATGTAATGTATTTAAAGATGATATGTTGTGTATAGATAGATTTATTAAAATTATTGATAAAGAACTTAATATAAAAGGACTTGTTCAGACAGGAGTTGTTATATCGTGATTTTTAATAATAAAAGAAAAGAGGTATTAAATATGTCAAATAATAATAGTATTGATGAAAAACTTATAGAAGAATCTATAAGTGATACAAAAGCACATATTGATAAAGTTGCTGGTTTTATAAATTTAATTATAAGTGAACTAAGTGAAAGAGTTTTAAATCATGATAAAAGTAAAATGGAACAACCTGAATTAGATATTTTTGCTGTATATGGACCTAAACTTAAATACACCACTTATGGTAGTGATGAATATAGGTCTTATTTAAAAGAAATGAAAGTTGCATTAGATAGTCACTATGCTAAGAATAGACATCACGCAGAATTTCATGATAAAAAAGAAAAATATTGTAATGAATGTGATATTGGATTAAATCCAACTATTACTCAATATAATAAATGTCCTAATTGTAATACTACAAATCCTGAAGTTAAAGAAAGATATACCTTAAGAGGTATGAATCTTATAGATTTAGTTGAAATGATTTGTGATTGGAAAGCTGCTACAATGCGACATAGTGATGGTGACATTTATAAAAGTTTAGATGATAACAAAAAAAGATTTGGTATATCTGATGAATTATATCAAATTCTTTTAAATACAATTAAATTGTTTGATAACTAATTAATATATTAACCTAATGGCTAATTAGCCATTAGGTTAATATTTTTTAAAATATAATTTCATTATTAGACCATGACTTAATATTTTTTTTTAATTCAAGTACATTTTTATCAAACGAATCATATTTTTCAGATAGTTCAATATACTTATTTATTTTTTGTATCTGTTCAGGATGTATTCCCAGCATATATTTATTTAGGAATGTGACTAAATCACCAAAAGCTTGTTTTAAATTAATAAAAATATTTTGGATATGGACTTGTTCATGTACAGTTTCTGATAACATTACTACTTGGATATTATTGTTTTTATGTTCCTCTAATAAAGTATTCGATATAATAAATGTATTAATTTTTTTATTTTTAGCTAAATAATAATCTGTAACTATACAAGCACAATCAAATAAAGTTAATATTGGTCCATGGTGCATATCTATTTCTGCACTTTCATCATCTATATTAGATAAAACTTGACAACGAGTTAAACCAATATCATTCTTTAAATATGAAATATACTTTTTATAAAATTTATCACCCCTTACTTGTTTTTCAACTGCTTTAATGAAGGATACAAAGTTATCTATATTAGAAAAATATTCTCCATCTTTATAAAAAGGTAATGTGAATAAACTTGTCTCTGAATCAATAATCGGTTTATTCTTAGTATTCTTAAATTTAATATTTGCTATACTACTCATTTTTTTATTCAACTCCTTTAAAATATTTTTGAAAGTACAATTCATTAATAGTATGTTTTTTAATAAAGGAGGCTTTGTATTACAATGTATTTAATAAATAATATCTTTAATGAGATAAATTTAATTATACCTACCATTACTATTAAATTTGAAAAGGAAGCTAAATTATTAGATACTGTCGATATTTTAAGAGAAAGTGATAAATATGTATCTGCTGTATTAGGATTAGATTCCTTTAATACATATCGACAATTCAATATTGAAGTGATAATAAATGCAGGAGTTATTAATTTAGATTTAGCAAAAGAATATTCAGAAGATAAACTAAAAATACCTTATAATTTAAGAGATATAATTATACTAAAACAAAGAGAATATATTATAAATAATTATATTGAAAAAAATAATTATTATAGAACACTAAATGGTTTACCTAATATAGAAGATAATAATTTTATTTATTTAGATGAAGAAACTTGTATTAAACTAAATTTAGCTTATGGTATACCTATTCATAATTATTCTATCGAAGATATTAATATAATTAAAAATGTTAGATTGTTAGAAACATTGAAAATAAATTATCCAAATAAAAAATATCTTAATTATCTTGGTTCTGATAAGATTGATATCGTATATGCTAGAAAAGCTAAAAATTTCTCTATATTACAAATGACAAAAGATATATCTGATAGTATGTATATAAAATTTAATCAATTTTATAATAACTCAAGAGAATATTTTATGACTGTAATCTATATAAAAGAATATAGTAAAACATATGATTTATATGATAATTTTATTGCATTGTGTATAATGTTTATGACAATTCAAAGAACCTTTTCAGATGTATTTAAAGTTGGTATAACAAGAGATTTTTATGACTTAGAATCAATAAAAATGATGTTTGAATCTTATAATGTACCTTTTTTATCTTATTTATCTTTAGATTATCAAAGAATTATTTTAAAAAATTTAAATAATTTACTAAGATATAAATCAACGGATAAAGTATTATATGATTTATGTTCTTTATTAAATTTTGAAAGGGTTAGAATATTCTCATATTATTTAATAAAAGAACATAATTTAGATGAAAATAAAAATCCTTTGTTTTTTTATAAAGAAGAAATTGATGCTTCAGGTAATACTGTAATTGTTGAAGATGTAGAACGAATGTATTCATTATATTTTCAATTAGTTGATATAAGTGAACGAAATGTCGCTCTTGCATTAGAAAATAATAATAATAAATTAAATTACAATGAAGTTATTGTTGAAGACCCCTATTGGATTGATGAAGAAGTTAAAGATAAATTATATAAAGAGGATTTTAATTTTATTGAGAATAAATATCTAAGTATTCAATTGATGTATAAAATGACCGAAATGTTATTTGAAGTTATTTATTTTTTAAAATTATTATTAGATAAAAAAAATGAAGTTTCTAATATATTAGTCAAATTGCCTAAAATTTTTAGTAATAGAGAATTTGATATATTTCATGTTGTAGTATTTTTATTAGCTTTAATAAGTAAAAAGAATAAAATGGCTGGTAATATTTTATACACACCATCAAAAATATTAGCAGTAATGGGATTTAATTTTAAAAATGATTTTAATATAATACGTCAATATATAAATGAAAATTCAAATCTAATAGATATAAATATTCTTAATTATATAAATAATTTAAATATAACAAGTGTTGATGATATTAATAATCTTTATGTTAATATTAAAGGTCTAAATGATTTTATTGTTACTAAATTGGCAACTTCTCAGAATATAGATGAATATAGAGCGTATGTTAAACTATATAATTCTTTAATGGTTTCTGATGAAACTAATGAAATATTTATGAAATCTAATGGAGATATAGCTACAACTTTTTTAGATTATTTAAAAGATGTTAATATTGATATGTATAATACAATTATTTCATCTAGTGACGATGAAATATCTGAATATATTAGACATAGTGTATTTAGATTAAAGAGACTTGTTACTGAATTAAAATATATAGAGATGTTTTTTAATGATTTTAATACTGGTATAATGAAAGCATTAGTAACATTCATAGATTTTTTTAAATCATATACAACTGATATTGCATCATTAAATGTGGTTTATTTAATGAATAGTAAATATTTTAATATGATTAAATTGATACATGATATTAAAAATATTAATAAAATATTAGGTATACAAGATATTTTTAATTTTAGCTATAAAGATATTATCAATTCTTTTAATATTAATATTAGTAAAGATGATAAAATTTTATTAATAGAAAATCTTATTAAATCATATAAAACTTTGTTAGAAAAAGAACATTTTTCATATAGTGAGAATAAAATTAGTCTAACTAAAAATTCTATAATAAGAGAAGAATATAATATATTATCATCTAATATTATCAATTCTTTTAATATTAATATTAGTAAAGATGATAAAATTTTATTAATAGAAAATCTTATTAAATCATATAAAACTTTATTAGAAAAAGAACGGTTTTCATATAGTGAAAATAAAATTAGCTTAACCAAAAATTCCACAATAAGAGAAGAATATAATATATTATCATCTAATATTATCAATTCTTTGATAATGAATAAAACTCCTCTAACAATACGAGATAATATTAATATTATTCGTGAATTATAAAACAAATAAATAAGATGAAACAGAAAGGGGTCGAGTTTTTAAAAATGAATAAAATTATTAAAAAAAAAGATAAACTTAGTACAAATGGTATTATATCCCTTGATTATAAACCAAATGTATTACAAAAGACTAAAATCATAGGTGGTTTTAATCCTAGAATAAATGAAAAAGGTATCACTGAGTTAGGAGAAGTTCTTTTTGAAGAAGAGAATCAGATAGTATTAGGTGGGGCTTTATTTATTTTAGAAAAAATATTTGGTGTAACTTCTCCTTTATTAGTTGATTATTTAAATAATATTATGGGGATTGCAACAACTGGAGCCACAGTAACAGAAATATACCCTAAAGATACTTTAGTATGTCTTTTTGGTGTAGGTATTGGTGGTGCAGGGGATACAATAACTTCAGTTTTAGATGTTAAATTTTATGAAAGAGAAATTTTTGATATGGTACCATTTAGAGTTATTGATGGTGCGCTTTCTGCTGAAGATGTTGAAAAGTATTGGTTTAAAAAATTATTGCTGGATGATAAACAAGCATATTATTTAAAGAAATTTGAAGCTCCTCCTGCAATTAAAGTTCTTTGGAAAGATGCTGAAGGTGATGAGGATGGAACTGTAGTTGAAGCAGGAGTTCACGATACTACACGTATTGAACCAATTGAATCATTTATTGAACTTATTTTAAAAATAAGTAAAACTGATGTTAGAGAATGGTTTGAGCTACAAGGTAATATTGAACAAGCTAGAATAAATTCAATCGGATTATTTACAGGTATTAAAAGTCAGTTAGCAGATGGTACTTTTGACTATAAACAAGTTAAACTATTTTCTAAATTAAATATCGGGAATGAATTATTACAACTTGCTAAAGATTTAACTATTATTTATCGTATTTATACTTCATAGAAATTAATTTTATATAATTGATAATTTTATTATCAATTATATAAATTTTTTTATTTTTATATAAATCAAAACAAATTTATAACCTATAAAAAATAATAAGGGGGAAAATTATAATGGATGTGATTTCTCAAAAAGATAAAGAATATTTGTTAAGTTTAAAACCCGAACAAATATTTTTTGATGAAATATTATTAAAATTATTTGGTGATACTATTAAAAAAGATAATGATGGTAAAATCAATATCATTAAAAGTAGATTTAAAACATGGGATGAGTTTGATTTAAATGTAAATGAATATTTTAATAAAGAGAAAATTAGAACTAATATTGGTTTATTTATTTATAATAAATTTATTGTTGAAAGAAATTTAGTAAATATTTTAGGGTATATTAATGAAACTATAGATAAAGGAGTACTTTCAAAGATAGAAAAAAAATTATCTAAAGCATTATTGAATGATAAAATAAATACAGAAATAATGACTAAATATCTTAATGATACTCAATGGTTAGCTCTACAATTCCATACTGTTATCTCTGGTTCATATACGATGAAATTATTTAAACCTAATCCTAAAGTTATTAGTATGAAAAATAAATTGTTAAAAGAAAATAGAGATAAATTAAAACAAGGGGATATTGTAACAGCTGTTAAAATAGAGAAAGAATTAATAAAATTAGCTGAAGAAGAATTAAAAGATGATACTGGTTATGAACTTTATAAATCTGGAGCTAGAGGGACTTTTAGTAATAATTATAAAAATACTAATATTATGAAAGGACCTGTATATAATCCATCTACAGGTGAATTTGATTTTGTTGAAAATTGTTTAATGGAAGGTATAAAGAAAGAAGATTTAGCTGTTTATGGTAATGCAATTATAACCGGTGCCTTAATTTATAGGGCTTCATAATAGTAATATTATGTTATTATTTCTTTAATTGTCGGGGAAGCTCTTAGAGCCTAAAACTACTAAGTTATATTAGTAATAATATAATGGCTTAGTCTAATCAACTAAGGTATAGTAATAAGGTTTTAGGATTGAGTAATCCGCAGCTAAGATTCTAATATTATATTAGAATAAAG